AATCAGATGCCGCACAACATTCGTTTCGCCAAAGCGCTGCAACAGGCGCTTTTTGGGGAATAGGTTAACGGTAGACCCACGGACTCTGACTCCGTTAGTCCTGGTTCGAATCCAGGTTCCCCAGCCATTGTTTTTCCTGCATTTTCTCTTGTTTCACTTCGTAACCAAACATTCAGTCGGGAACCCGGTCGGGAAAGTTTGTTCTTGTTTCGAGCTTCCGAATTGCATTTTCTGCCAGCTTTGGATCACGATTGAGATAGTGCGAGTCCAATATCGAGCGGACGTCCCGCAAGGCGTGACCTGAAATCGTCGCAATTTCCGCTTCCGTACATCCAGCAAGGGCCAGCCGGGTCACCGCCGTGCCACGCAGATCATTGAAGGTTACCCCAACAACACCCGCTGCCATGCAGGCCTTGCGCCACGATGAACGGAATCCATCTGGCGACCAGGGCATTCCGGCTCTGTTAAGCAGCACGGGCCCCTCTTTGCCCCTGCGGGCATCAAGCGCAGCTTTCAAGGGTGTACCAACCGGAACAACCACCCGTGCGCCTGTCTTGCGTTGCTGCAGGCGTATGACGTCACCGTCATATTGCGTCCAGGCAAGGCGCAACAAATCGCCCTGTCGCTGTCCGGTCCACAAGGCCAGAATGAGAGGCAAATGCAAATGCGCCGGGGCTATCTTCAAAAAAACCGCCTCGTCGTCATCAGTCCAGACATTCGCTGCCCGCGAACCTCTGTACAACCGGCCACCTTTTTCACATGGATTGTTCGTAACAAGCCCCCGGCCATTCGCCCAGGACAACACACGCGCCAGCACCTGCCATCCATAATCGGCCTGCCGCCTGGATGCTTTGGACCGCTTGTCGCGCCATTCAAGGAAGATTGCGCGGGTGCGCCGATCAGCCAGAGCAGACAGCGGGAAACTACCAAATTGCTTTTCGATAACCTTTATTTGCCGGACATAATCAAGCTGCGTTCTGTCGGCCAGGTCAAACCAATCCGAACTATCCTGAAAAGCGTTCAATATGGATTGTAACGTTCCGCGTTTGGGCTTCACTTTAGAAGCAACGGCTTCATTGTAGGCGGCAACAAATTCAGGGTCGCCGGGGTTTCCCGGCAATCGCGGTCCGCCCTTCCAAGCATACCAATAGGTAATCTCGCGACCGTTGGCGAGAGTTTTGCGTCGGCTGTTAATCCCCTTTAATCTAACCCGCATTGTCCCTCATCCATTTATCCAGATCGTTTTCAGGATCCGGGTTTGCCTGGCTGGCAACCAGAATGATCTTGCCGGTTACAGGGTCGATCTCCACACGCCCGACTTCCATGCCAGCCCGCGTTGCGCCCTTAACAGCGCGAGAAATATCTATTTGCTTGAACGGAACCTTATGCGCCATCTCACATCTCCAAAAAGGTGCCCGCCCCGGGCGGTGCTCCCGGGGCGGGTTGCCGGCTAGACCATGCTACCAGAAATCTAGCCAGCGAGCCGAACGGTTGCGGTTGCCACGCCGGATCCGGCGGCGGCTGTTGCGCGTCCGATCAAGGTGTTGCCGGACGCCGTTTTGTTGACATTGCCGTTGGCGGCGCTCCAATAGAGCGAGTCGCCCTGGCTGACAGCGACCGCCGCCTTTGGCAGCGTGTAGACACCAGTCAGGTTTGTTTCCACGTCAGCGCCATTGTCGGCGTCATGGGCGGCAATGCCGATGAAACCACCGACAATGACAACACCACCCGACGTGATCGCCTCCGGGGCTGTCAGGGTGAGCGTGTCACCGCGTTGAACATAGTTCTTCATGATCAGAACCCTTTCGTTGTGCCAACGACTACGCGCCGGACAGGTTTGATGGAAAGCGCCGCGATTTGCCGATCAACATCGGCTATGGCCTTGGCCAGCTCTTCGTCGGAGCGATAGGAAAGCGAACGCGAGCCGATGGAATAAGAGCCGATCCCTTTTGCCCGGATCGCTTGCAGTCGTTCGCGCTGAGCGGTGAGTGATGCAATATCAGCCATCAGCCACCCTCATTCGTGTACCAGCTGCGCCAGTCCATGAAGGCGGCACCGAAATCGAGGCGAACCTTGACCTCGATCCCGTCCACCTCGAAACCGGCACGCGTTTCGGTTTGCGGCCCTTCCTCGCCCTGCAGGTAGGCATATTCCAGCCCTTCCACCTGGGCAGGATCGGCCACCACATACCAACGGCCAGTGTCAGCAAGCCGCGCCTCGACCAGCAATTCCAGTTTGCCACCAAATGGATTGACGTCCGCCGATTTTGTCGGCTGGATCGTGGCAAGGATCTGCTCGGCGACTGTTTCCAATTCAGGCGGCACCAGCATGTAACGCGGCGTCACGTTGATGGGTTTGCCCGATAGGCCGGTCTGTTTGCGCATGGCCAGCCGGGCAGCGCCCAGCGTCGTGGCATCGGGTGCAGCGCCGGATCCGGCCAGGTTGCTGTGATCGGCATGAAACAAAGCCTTGGTGTCGGCCATGGTCGGGCCAATTCCGGAATTGAGCACCAGCAGATTCACTAGGAATTGCGCCTCGAACTCAGCCGACGCCATGCCGAACTTTCCTGTCAGGTCAACAAAAGCGCCAAGATCATCATTGACCATCGCCTTGCGAGAAAGTCCGACAATCTTGCCATAGGGTTCTATAGCATAGCTTTCGGACGCCTCGGCATAGGACCCATATTTGTACTCGCCAGCTTCATTGACCTTTTCCAGCGTCGGCGCCTCGCCAAGCTGAATTCCGGTTTTTGTGCGGAAATCCTTTGCCGTGGTCTGGCGGGCAATTCGTTTCAGGGTCTGCGGCGCCGCGTCATAGCCACGCCTCAGCGCCCGGTTTGCGGTATCGGCAAAGATGGCCGGAAAATCGCTGGTCGTATGCAGCGCCCTGGTGATCGTGTCATTCGGGGAAAGCCCCGTTGTCGATATATGGACCTTGCCTGCAAGGCATGGCGGGCCATGTCCAGCGTTGTCATGTGCACATAAGGCCGGGCCGGATCAGAGAGTTTGTGCGAAGGCACCGACCGGGCAAAGATCGCCTCGCCCATGCGCTCGGCTGTTTCTTCCGGCGACGGATCATGCACCGTTGTCACCGGCACCAGTGGCGTGTTCTGGCGCTTTTGTACTGCTTGCGCTGCCAGTGCCCGGACATTTTCCAGCGGTGATTCCGCGTCGATGTGTTCATTGGCAAAATCCGCGCCCAGGCCAAATATCTCGGCAATGGATCGGATCTCGACATTCGTCTCGGCCCGCGTCAGCGTCACCGGTTCAGTCACAACCTGTTGTGTCTGGGCAGGTGGCTTGCCCTTCGTCTTGTTAACCGGCATGTGCCGACTCCGTGTTTGTGCACCGGCATCGGCTGGCACCGGCACAAGGGAAATTTCATGCAGCCTCCAGGAAAGAACCGTGCGCACCACGTCGCCCGTTTCCGGGTCGATACTGTCCTCGCTTTCCTCAACGCTGTAGCCGATAGATACAGATGAAAAGTCGCCGTTTCTGACCGCCTCAAAGGCGATCTGTCCGGCTGGTGTTGTTGCAAAGCGAACCTTGGCGATCAATTGTCCGCCGTCCCGCCAGATCGCGGTCACACGGCCCAGAACCCGCTCAAGGGTCGAGTCCTGCCGGTGAGCATCAAGCAACGGTATATTCGGTCGGCTGGTGTTCACGCCATCCAGATCGAGCGTTTCGATATAGTGTCCGCGCGATACAGCAGACCCGGTGGATATGACCATCTCCACCGTGCGTTTCTTTTCGTTGACCGTGCCGGGCGTCACGTCATGCGCCCGCTTTTCCAGATCAAGCAGCGACATTGTCCGCCCCCTCTTTTGCCACCGGCTTTTCCGGCAAGGCCAGGCCAAGCCGGTCGGCGCGCGCGCGGTCTGCCGCAATTTCCCGATCCAGTGCTTCAATGTCATAGCCGCGCTCGGCCACGACTTCGGAGCGGGACCGAATGAGATTGTCCATTTCCAGAATGGCCGCCTTGGCGTCCTTTTCCGGATCTACCCAGCCCCACGCAGGCGGCAACCATTTGACCGCGTGAAACTGCATGAGGTTGCGCTGATATTCCCGCGCACTGATCTGCCCGGAAAGCACCATCCATTGCACAAAGGCATGCCAGGTCGGCGTGCAAAGCTGGTGAATAATGGTGTGGTGCTGGATACCACCTGCAAAGCGGCGAAACTCCATCAGTGCCGCGCGGGCACTGGAATAATTGGTCTGCGAATAATCACCGGTCGCCTGTTCATAAGTCACGCCGGCACCGGTCGCGATACGGCGCAAAATGCCTTTGGAAAACCCGACCGTGTCGCCGCTGTCGGGCGGTTCGTTCCATTCCATGCGTCCGCTGCCCTGTTCGACGCGCATGGTTCCCGGCTCGGCTGTCGTGTCCAGTGTCTGGCCGTTCTGGTCGCCCTCCATGCCGCCTGCCGTGCCGTCCGGATCATAGATCGAGCCGACAAACATGGCGCTGATCTTGGCGCGCACCAGCATGGCGTCCAGCAATGCATCCAGATCCTTGGCTGGCAGCAATACGGGCGCGAACCATGACAGGCCGCGCACCTGTCCCGGCACCAGTTGCCGGAACATGTGAATGATTTCGCCCGCCGGGACCCTTCTTGAGGAAAGGCCAATTCCGGCGAGCGATTCGCCCGGTGCGCCAGGGCGAATCCAATAAGCGGCAATCTTGCCATGGGCATCAAACTCGACGCCCTGGTTGATCCTCGTGCCGCTTGTAAGGTTTTGTGTCTTTGACCGGTCCAGCTGTTCCGGGTGCAAGCGCCGCAATTGCGGCATGCTGGTTGCACGATCATTGGTGACGGCAACAAGCGCCTCGCCATGGATAACCATGTCGCGCACCAAAACGCCCTGCAGACCATAAAAATCATGCCGGTTGTCGGCATCGGCAAAGCTTGTCCAGGCCAGGAAGCTTGATGCCATCAGATCGCGCACCGTCTCATTGCTGTGTTGCGGTCGCGGCGTGATCCCGGTGCCGACCAGATTGCCGCCCAGGCTATCAACAATGCGGGTGCCTTCCGGCGTGTTCATGGCCCAATGTGCCGCCCGTGCAGCAACGACGGAAGCGCCGCCATGCACGGTGGAAACCTGATCCGTGCCGCGCCTGTCATCGCGCCAGCGACGGCCACCGGCTGCAGCGTCGAGGCTGCGGGTCTTGTTTCGTGATATCCAGTTTTGAATACGGGCCAGCGGATTGATCATTTCAGACGAAACCCATCGCCCAGATCGCCTGCCGTTGATTTGATATTCAGGTAGGTCTCAGTCAAATTGAGAATACAGCAAGGACCGGGCTTGACGCTTAGGTCAGGAGTGAGCGAACGCATTTCCGCAATCTGATCAAAAGAATTGGAGATAGATTGAAAAACACTCTCCGAGTACCCGCCATAAATTGCGTTGCTTTGAGCGTGCCGGGTGCGAACGGATTCAAACGCGATTATGACTGGCTTCAGGCGCTCTGAAGCTTCGATCTTGTCAATCAACGCAAACAGTTCACGATCTGCGCGGTCCAGCATCGAACTCGCCTTGGCAAACTTCATTCCGTATGTGTCAACAAGTTGAAACATCAGAACTGTTTTGAGGACCTGCAGGGGCGTGAAACGCCGCACACTATCTGGATTGAACTGTTCGCCGTCGACCGGCCCAGGCAATTGGTTTCGATCTGACCGTTCCAGATTTTTGATGATATCAACTGTGCTACCTGTCAAATCTACAAATTCGTTGCGTTTGTAATTCATTGTCTGATTCCATATTGGTGTTTAGTTGACACCAAAATAACACATATAAAACCGGTGTCAATACGACACCATAAAATCAGAAACTCCTATCAATCCAAAACCTGATTTGGCTTTCATCGAAAGTAATCTTCAACCTCCAGATCGAGATTGGAGACATCCGACAATCCAAATCCACCGGTTACGCTCCAGCCCAGATCCGGTTCCTGGTCGTCGTCGTGCTCGATATCCGGATCGCCATCAATGGCGTCCATCAGGGAAACAAGGTGTTCAATCGTTGCTTCCAGACGCCGCCGCAATTCCGGTGTCATCTGGATAAAGCTGTCCGGTTCACGAAAAGGGGTGCCCATCGCGTTGCTCCTGTGATATTGTGCTAATCGCACATTAATTGTGACAGATGCACTATATTGGATAATTGAAATGGTGACAAGTGCACAAATTCGCGCCGCACGAGGTTTACTAAACTGGACGGTTAGAGATCTCGCTGAGAATGCCAAAGTTCACCGCAATACGGTCACGCGGCTTGAAAATGATTCCAACGACGGTGGTTACACCATTGCGACAATTCAGTTGGCGCTTGAAAATGCGGGTGTGGAATTCATTGAAGAGAATGGTGGTGGCGCTGGTGTGAGGCTGAAAATACCCCGAAAGGAAATCTAGATATGGACCTACAGGAATTTATTGCTGAAAGCCTTCGTGAAATACTGGAAGGCGTAAAGACAGCTCAAAAGGGGGAAACAGGTGACAATATAAACGCCGATTCCTATGGAATAGATCTGGGAGGAAACCTCATTAGCGCTGGAAGAAACGGAGTTTTTACTCGCGTGGACTTTGATGTTTCCGTTTCGGCTGAAACCGGTGGAAAGGCAGGTGGAAACCTGAAAGTATTTGGCGTCGGCGTTGAAGGGGGTGGCGAGCATAAAGCGGGATCTGCAAATAGATTGACCTTCAGTATCCCCGTTCGCCTTCCGGGCAAACAGATTCGTGATTAAGGTTTAAGGAACATGAGTGAATTGATGCCTGCGCGTCCTCCAAGCGGAAGCAGCATAAAAGAATATTACGAAACCGAATGGTCGCAAATCCTCGAATTATGGGATAGGGGATTTAGATCTGATATCCGAATTTTGTCTTTGAGCGAAGAACTAGAGTCACATCGCGCGCGTATTTTTGACAGAAGGGAGGCTGGTACTGATTTTGATTGTGAAAAAGACTGGTTAGCAGCCCATGTCGTTCACCAGAATAATATGGATTATATTGCAAACAGAGAAACATACCGTGCCTATCCGCTTGACGCCCACACCCACTACATCTAGCTTGGCTTCAAACGGATAGGAGGTGACTGTGGACGTTCTCGACCGAGAGGACCTTCCGTTTCCGGAATCGCTCCCGGGTTTCCAG